AATCTCAGAACACAACCTGCGACTAGTCCCTGGCGTGGTGCGCAAATACCTGGCCAAGCGCAGTGGTTACAGCATGCGTTCCGAAGTAACCAACGACTTGCTCCAGCAGGGCTATATTGGCCTTCGTCGTGCAGCAGAGAAGTTTGATGCAGCTCGTGGCTTTACCTTCGCTACTTACGCATATACCTGGATATTCCAGTCTGTGACTCGCTGGCATAACTGCAGCGACAAAATGATTTATGTTCCTGAGAACGCCATGACCGAAGTGCTTTATCGTAGGCGCCACGGTCGCCCAAGTAATTCAAAAAACGGACGAATTGGCCTAGAAGCTTTGACCGCTGCAGCCCGGACTCTAGACATCGCTTCCCTTGATCGCAAAATCAATCACGAAGAGAACACACCTTTTTCTGAGCTTATAGGCGAAGAGAACTTGCTCTACAACAACGAACCAGTCGACGACCAGAGAGGTGTTCGCATGCTCTCCGAACTAATGGCCGAGTGCAATATCGCTCCTCGCTCACAAGATGTTGTGCTCAGCTATGCTCGTCGCGGTCGCATGTCGATCGTAGCCTGCAAGCTGAAACTCAGTCCCAAGCATTGCCAGAACCTTTACCAAGAGGCAGTGCGTGTCATGAAGATTGCGATTAAAAACAAAGAGGCTGATATACTGAATAACAACACTACCTCTACGAGGAACTGACAATGGCTGCTATCACAACCGCAGGTAAGGTTACTTGCAAGGAAGGCACCGAAGCTGTGACCGTCCGTGAATTCGGCAACGGTGGCAAGATCGCCAAGTTCAACATGGTCGATCAAGAGTACTACTATGCCAAGAGTGCGGACGACAAGATCGGGCAATTCTACACTTGCGAGGTAAATGGCAAACAAGCTGACATCGTTGTAGATCGCCTACAGCGAGGTGACCGAGTTTGCGTGCGCGGCCAATTGGTTCAGCGTGAGTATAACGGGAAAACATATCTCGATGTTAAGAATGCTTCTGTGACGTTCATGGAGGATCGCCGGGACAGTCCGGCTGGTGGCGGGGAATCTTTGTTCTGATCTAACAGAATGTTTCAGCCTCCCTTTACGGGGGGCTTTTTTTATGGTTATAATGGGTACATCAACCGAGGAGTTTCCCCATGACTTTTGGATTCACTATTGAAGAAGCCGAGATCGCCCCAGGCAGTCTTGGGTTACTGTTCGACGAGACCCCGGAGCTAACTACAGCCGATGTTCGCCCGTTTATCTGGGCAATACTGCTGTACCGAGGAGCAATCCGCACCCACGAGGCAGTAGGAGCTATAACCCCTCTGTGTGGATCCTCTGAGCTGTTTGCTGGCTGGTCTGACGATCTAGACCTAGAAGACAACAGAACCCGCTTAGAGTGGCTTGTGCAGGAGGTTCTTGGCGATATGGTGGCCGAAGGCTTGCTCCGATTAGGAGTTGAAGATCTTTGGGTGCTTAACTCTTCAGAGAAGCACCTGCCTACAGTCATAAAAGCTGTTGCCGGTATTGATGGCAGTCTTCCGGCTCATTACATCCTCGAAAGGGAGAGTCGCTAATGGCCAGGCATGGCAAAAGCCGTAGGGCTAAGCAAAAAAGACAGGCTAGGGAACATGAGTTATGGGCAAAGGACCAGACTCAAGAAGGTTCTGACAAAAGAGCTGGAGAGTTTGTTGTGTTACTATGGCCAAACATGGAGAAAACCAAGCCTATGAACTGGAGTGAAGCGGAGAAGATCTGGCGTAATCACACCGATCGCGCCATGATTTTCGCTAAAGACGACTTTACTTGTAAGACAAGGGAGCCAAACTAATGCAAGTTCTCAAAGATGGCACCGTTAAATACAAAGCTTCTGCCTTAAAAGCAGCTGAATGGTATCAGCAGGAACCTTTGCCCATGAGGTCTATGCGGAAAGGCACTCGTGTTAAGGTGTTTTGCGGTGCTGGCTGGGACAAGGGTAAAGTGATAGAATGGAAATCAAGCGGGATTACCGTTTACCTTGATCGACGGAAGAAGACAATCTGCTGTCGAGACAATAGAAACATCAAAATTGAGGATTCCTCCAAATGACCCACGACCCAATCAACAGCCCTGCTCACTACGCTGAAGGCCGACAGTACGAGCCCATCGACGTCATTGCCGATTGGGAGTTGAACTACCACCTCGGTAACACTCTGAAATATATCAGTCGTGCAGGCCGCAAGCAGAATCAGTTGGAAGATCTCAAAAAAGCGCGTTGGTACATCGACAGGGAGATTCAGTCCTTGGAGCAGCCAGTGCCCTTTGAAGCTACTTATGAGGACATCGTCCAGGGATTGGTCGACAATGCAGTACGAGGCTACGAGGAGCCCTTCTACTATGGAGAGACCCGTGACGTTGATGAGCAACCTTTGCCTGGCTGGGACTCTGATGAGGACTACATGTGGGACCCTTCTCTTGGACCTGTAGAACTGTCAGAAGCGGAAGTCAGTGAGATCCTTCGCAATCGGAATATCGCTGACGCGGAACCCGACGAAATCATCAAGGTGATCGAAAAGCGTGGTTTTCTGATAGGAGTCAAGGCTAATGGGAACACTTGCGTCTTGAGAGAGGACGGAGGAGGCTGCGAGTGATCTGCCTTGCAGTTTTACCTTTACTGCAGTTGCTGGGGATCTCTTTCGGGATCCTTGGTATCTTAGCGGTACTGGCATTCCTGGTTGATGATTACACTGGAGATATTCCACCCTCTGTTTAGCAAGGCTCGCCCTCGGGTAACATCCAAGGGCACTTTTATGCCAGCGGCTTACAAGAAAAACCAAAAGGAGCTCCTTGAGAAAGTTAAGGAGCAATATAGTGGGCCTCCTCTGCAGGGGCCCCTTCGCGTTGAAATGGAGCTGTATGGCGAAGGCCGAGCTGACATTGACAACGTCGTCGGAGCTTTCTTTGATTCGGTCAACAAGGTCCTGTGGGAAGACGATCGGATCAGTATCATTTCCGAGTTGTCTGTTCGTTGGACTAAGTGCAAGAAAGAACACAGCACCTGGCATGTAAAGGTCATCGATATTGGTGAAGAGCAAGAGGAATTGCCGTTCTGATAGAATGAGCAATATGCCTAGCTACCTGTGACTGCTGAAATCGCTTACAACCAGAGTGACTTTGCCTACCGGAAAGAGCCTGGAGTCAATCAGTCTAGTTTAAAGAAGATTTTAGACAGTCCCGCTCATTACCAGGCGGCTTTGAAGTTTAAGATGATTCCAACTCCCGCGATGGAGATGGGTACAGCAACTCACTGCTTAGTCCTGGACGGGGAGGATGCCTTTAATGGTTCTTACTTAAAGAAACCCGATAACATTAAATTAACTACCAAGGAAGGCAAGGAATGGAAGGCCAGCGCTGGTCGAAAGAAGATCCTGAGCACTGGCGGCAAGGATGATCCATGGAATAGCGTGCAGGGAATGGCAAAGAGTCTAAAGCGCCTTGAGTGGTACGCAGGAGAGGATGCAGAGTACATCAAACGCAATGAGGTCTCCATCTACTGGGACTGGCATGGAGTGCGCTGCAAGGCCCGTCTGGATAGCGTATTGATTGAGGAGGGAATTGTCCTTGATCTCAAGACTACGGACACAGTTGACTCTGAGTTATTTACCAAGAAGGTAGTGGGGCTCGGCTATGACTTCCAGGCCGCATTCTATGCTAAGGCAGCCGAAGTAGCCTACGGTAAGCCATTCCGGTTCCTGTTTGCTGCTGTAGAGCGCAAGGCGCCTTATACAGTCGATCTCTTCGAGGTTGACGAGGAGATGATGGCCGAAGGTCTTAAGAAATGTGACTCAGCCATCAGGATCTATGCAGATTGCATGGAGAAAGGCGAGTGGCCAAACCGTGAGCCCTTGATTCATCAGCTGAGCTATCCGTCTTGGTACAAGGCGTATGATAAGATGGTTGAAACCCCCGAGGATCTATTTTGACACAGCTCGAAGTACACAATGCACGCCTGATCTCAATCACTCCCGACGCGGAAAAGCAGATTGTCTACATGGCACGGGTGTCGAACCCAAGCAACCAGGACAACATGGACACAGCTCCACGGCTTATCAAGTATCTCCTTAAGCACAAGCATTGGAGCCCGTTTGAGATGGCCACCATGCAGGTTGAGATCAACACCACTCGCGCAATCGAGACTCAGATTCTGCGTCATCGGAGCTTCTCCTATCAATCGTTCTCGCAGCGATATAGCGATGTGTCCCAACTCCCAGCCATTGGGTTACCTCACCTGCGCTCACAAGACCTAAAGAACAAGCAAGCCAGTCACGACGATCTGCCACCAGAGTTGATCAAGCGCTATAACCGTTACATCCAAGAGATCTACGACGGCGCTCAGGATCTGTACCACAACATGCTTGAGCACGGCGTTGCTAAGGAATGTGCTAGGTCGATCCTTCCTCTTGGCACTCCCACTCGGATTTATCAAAGTGGGACGATCAGGTCCTGGATACACTACTTAGAGGTCCGAGCTGGCATCGAAACACAGCTTGAACATCGAATGATTGCCGAGGCTATCAAAGAGATCTTCAAGGAGCAGTTGCCAAACGTCTTCGAGGCAGTGTTCTCATGACTTACCTTGTTGAACATGACCCCTCAGATTGGGGAGTAGTCTTAAGCGATTACTGGGCAGAAGGGGAAGTTCCTTACCACTACTACGAAAA